GACAAGATTTTATTATATATACGCCCGAAAGAAGAATAGGCAAAACAGAGGCAGCATTATATTTAGCCAACGAATACAATATGCCTTATTTGGTTAAGTCGGCGCAGTTAGATTTTGTTAAGCAGCAGGCAAAAGAGGCGGGATATAATATAAAATTCGTTCTTTTGAGCCGCCCACAAATCGAGGGCATGAGATTAAGAACCATTTTAAAGGACGAATGTATAAAAACCAAAGAGGCGCGGGAACACATCGGCAAACATATTAACATAATCGGAATTGAGGAAATATAGGAGGCACACATGGCAAAAGGAATTAAGTTAAACAGAGAACAATATAAAAATGTTAAGCGCATGGATCATAAGCAAATGGAAACTTTTATTGTGAATATGTATAACGAGGGTTTCGAGGACGGAAAAAAGGCAGCGGGCAGCAGGGTTAAACCTTCAGACATTGCAAGCGTATTAGTAGACATTAAGGGCGTAGGAACCAAGAAAGCCGCCGAAATCATGGCAGCAGTAAACAAATTATATGAGGGAGGCGCAAAATGATGTTAGCAGAGATTGTAGAAAAGGCAGAACGGACAGCGGGGGGGGTAATAACCTCCACCGGCACCTGCAAATTTTGTAAGCAGATAGCAACGCGCAAGGCGTTAAAGGAATGGAACCAAGAGGAAATAGACGAATTGGCAACAGAAACTTGCGAATGTATAGACGCGCGTATATATGCACATAAGAAAAGCCAAAAAGAAAGAGCGCATAGCAGGATAGATCTTTTATTTGGCGCAGAAAACAAAGCCGTTACGGTTCCCGATGCAGCAGTAGACCTGCTGCATAAAGCCGTTTATCCGATATGCGAAGGGTTTATTACAGCAATTACCGTAGACATTGGAAACGGCGTAAAAGGAAAGATTAACATTACATCAAAGGGAATTGTAAAGGTAGCGCGAACAAAAACAGATACAAGCACATACGAGGCGTAGGAGGCACAAATGGGCAGGACACGCAAAGACACAGTAAAACTAAAAACAGAGTGCAGAACCTGCGGAAATTATACCACCGGACAATGTAAAAAAGGTTTTAATATTTATTGCCGCAGGCGCAGCAGGAAAAAGTGCGCAGCATTTGAAAAAGTATCAATTACCGAGGCGGCAAAGGAGTTAGCGGCAGCAGCGGGCATAGATCTAAACAAAATATAAGGAGGTAGCAGTTGAGAAAAGGAAAAATAATTTGTGTAGACATTGAAACCACCGGTTTAGATATGGCAAACGATGAAATATTGCAAATTTCCATTATTAACGGCAGAGGGAAAACGCTTTATAACTCATATATCAGACCGGAACACAAAAGAGAATGGAAAGAGGCAGAGGAAATAAATAAAATCGGTTGGGAGGCAGTAAAGAACGCCCCGACATTGCGGCATGAGAAACGGAAAATTGAAAAGATTTTGAAAAAAGCCGGTTTAATCATCGGTTACAATCACAAAGGGTTTGATTTGCCGTTTATGGCAGCCAAAGGCATAAATACAGCGGTAAAAGCCGAGGTTTTCGATGTAATGTTAGAATTTGCGCCGATATATGGCGATTACAACGAGCATTACAATAACTATAAATGGCAACCGTTGACAAGATGCGCGGAATATTACGGATATACCGGATATAAGGCGCACGATGCGTTAGAAGATGTGCGGGCAACGCTATATTGCTTTTACAAGATGCGGAGGAAGATATGAAAGAGAAAACAAAGGCATTTTACAAAGTGGTATTCAAATATTGGCTAAAGAAAAGCGTTATACCATTTGTTGCAGCAATCGCATTATATTTTATTACCGGTTTTATACACTATGCGGCAAATTGGGATATGGGAAAAACAGCATTATTTATTTTAGCATGGGAATATACAAAAAGATGTTTCCGAGAAAGCGAAGGTTTACATGAACAAAAGACAGAGAAAAAAGCAATTTAAAAAGCGTTTTGGTTTCAATCCACCGCGTAACATTTCCATACAGACAGCAACGCGAATTATAGAGCGAAAAGAAATTATTATTGCAGCTTTTGAAAGAATAAAGCAGGCAATATTAGATTTATGGGAGCAAATAAAGAAACCGGCGTTAGAGTTGGCAGAGGCATTAAAGGAAATTGGAACCGCATTTATAAGCGACAAAGAAAGAGAGCGCAGGCAATATGCAGCGTTAGCAAATTTCCAAAGCAAGGTATTATTGCAGCAGCGGCAACAGGAAAGGGAGGTAATGCAGATTGAAAGCAGTTTTAACATACACAACCATGATAGACGGTAAGGCAGTAGAAGAAACAAAACTTTTCGACACCGCAAAAGCAAAGAAAATTTGCGATGTTAAAAACAGTTTTGGTTATAAGGTGCAGGAAATCTACATAACACCTAAAAATATTTTGTTTCTACACAATACAAATCAAGGCAGCTTAGAGGTAGCGGATCAAAAGGCTTGTAAGAAGTGGATCGGCGAGCATGAGCCAGAAAAGTACATTAAATTTTTCGGAGAAGTGGAGGAAGGCTAACAATGGCAGTAACAAAGGAAATCAAGGAAACAATAGCAGTAACCATAGACGAAGTATTTAAGAAAATGAATAGTATTTCGTGGTTGGAACGCCAAAAGGCAATGAAGGACGAGGCATTTAAAAATACAGAAAAGATCTTGTATTGTTTTAACATCCTCAAAGAACACGTTGCAGACGAAAAAGAATATATTGCAATGATGCAAAAGCAAACATCGGGCAGCGTGGTTAAATATTCCAAAAACAAGGTTGAAAAGCCGGACGAAGATCAACTATTAGAGGATAGAATAGCATCATACAACCGCAGCAAATCAGATGTAGACCGTATAGAAAAGGCACTAAAGAAAATCAAAGGGCGCAAGGGTTACGAGGTTATAGAGTACCGGTATTTAAAGCGCAAGGGCGAAAAGCAAGACGAAATTTACACATACGAGGAAATAGCAGATATTTTGGCGGGGCAGCAGGGTTATAATGAGAATTTAAACGAAAAGACCGTAAGAAATTATAAAAATACATTGGTGCGCGATATGGCAGTATTTTTGTTTGGTTCCGATGCAATATAGGCAGTAGGGCGCACAATGAGGCGCAAACCGGCAGCAGGAGAACATAAAACAGCACTTGACAACACGCCCGATTTAACACCCTTCACAAGTCCGTTTAACTATGTTAAAATAATTACAATTCATAATTTGGCGATTTACAAGGCGGCGTTTTCTAACCATGAAAACAGCCGCTTTATTTTTATGTGCGGAGGTGTATATAGTGGCATTGATGAAGTATTGCAATAGAAACGGCTGCAATAAATTAGTACCGCAGGGCGTTAGGTATTGTGCAGCGCATACGATAGACAAGACCGCAGAGAATAGAGAACGGCACAAAGAATATGATGCACATTGCAGGAACCAAACGGCAAAGGCTTTTTATAATAGCAGCGAATGGAAAGCGGCAAGGGCTAGAGCGTTGGCAAGAGATACCGGCATAGATATTTATTTGTATATCACAGAAGGTAGAGTAGTACCCGCCGACATGGTGCATCACATTGTAGAGTTGCAAGAAGATTATACAAAGCGTTGCGATATTGATAACTTAATAAGTGTATCAGATACAACGCACAAATCTGTTATAGATAAGGCATACAAAGACGAGATAAAGAAGGCACAGATGCAACAGACACTAAGGGAGTGTGTAAGAGAGTACCAACGGAGGGTTAATGGGTAGGGGGTGCAAAAAAGTTTTTACCCGCCTGCACCTAGACCGCAACCCCCCTAAATTCCCGCAAAAACTCCCTAAATGAGATTTTTTTGAAAGGGGGTTGCAGGAGAATGGCAAGACCAAGACAGCCGGTAGACTTAATAGCTGCAAAAGGGCGTAAACACTTGACGATCCAAGAATATGTTGATAGAAAAAATGCAGAGGTAACAGCCCCCGCAGACAATGTAAAACCGCCCGATTTTTTGACAAAAAAAGAGAAAGAAAAGTTTGACGAATTGGCAAAACAGTTAGTTGATTTAAAAATTATGACTAACTTAGATTGCGATGTATTGGCGCGGTATATTAAAGCTGAAAGCGAATATATCAAAGTA